GGCCGGCGTCGCCCGGCCCGTCCCTGACGACGTACTCCACGACGCGCTCGCTCGGGCTGACGAGCGCGACCGCACGATGCTTCTGCTCGGCGCTTACGCGGGCCTGCGCTGCATGGAGATCGCGCGCGTCCACTCCCGTGACTGGGACGGGACCGGCCTGTACGTGACGGGCAAGGGTGGCAAGACCCGATATGTTCCGATTATCCGCATGGACCTGCGCCGCGCCCTGACCGCCTGTCGTGGCTATCTATTCCCGGGGCAAGATGGCGGGCACCTCTCGGCTGGGTACGTCTCGAAGCGACTCGCGCGCGCACTCCCTGCAGGCTGGACCGGGCACACCCTGCGGCACCGATGCGGGACGGCCATGTACGCAGGTACTCGTGACCTCCTGGCCGTCGGAGCCGTCCTCGGACACGCGAGGCCCGAGACAACCCGGCGTTACGTGCGCCTGCCGGACGACGCACTCATTAGCGCCGTAAAAGCCGCCGCATAGCCCCCACCGAACACACTGCACACACAATAGAATCACCACATACCCCACCGAAGGAGCTACCAATGACCACCTGGACCGACTGGGAAAACCCTACCCTCGAGGAAATCGCCGCCTGCATCCCCGATCACCAGCGAGAGATTCTCGGACAGTCATTCGGGTCCACCGGACCCGGTACCATCACCAAGATCACCTCCACCCTTGACTCCGACGGGCTCTTCACTCCCGTCTTCATCCGCGCATACGCATTCCGCGTTGACTGGGTCAGCCCGAACCCTTTCAGCGGCGGCCACAAGTCTCGCACTGTCATCGCCATCATCGAAGAAGGCGGCCGCGGGACTGATACCCCGTATGTCAAGCACGACATCTACGCCGTCCCTGCCGCCCTCGACGAAGCTGAGGCGCAGGCGATGATTTCTCTTATCCGCCACCGGCTGCCTGTCCACGTTGCCGGAGGCGTCGAGGAGTTCTGATAGCGCAAGGAAGGCCCCGCCGCCCTCAGTGGGGTGGCGGGGCCTTCCTCTGTGTCCAGTCCTCTACGGGTGTACGAGGGAGGGATACGAGGCCATCAGGCCCGTTGCTCCCTTCGCGAGCGCTTGGCGCGCCTGCGAGTCGTTGACAATGATGTGTGCGATCGTCGGCTTGCCTGATGCGTTCAGGCGGTTCCATACGTCCGCGCCGGCGCTCCATTCCATCCCGATGACATCCCACTGGGACAGGTCCGAGGTCGCGACCTCGTTCGGGTAGAGCATCGCCATGACCTTGTAGCCACGGGCCTTCGCGCGCTTCGCTCCGGTCCCCTTCGCAAAGACCTTCCACAAGACCCTGCGCTCAGGGTGCCCACCGAACGTCGTGTCCAAGTAATCGAACAGCTGCTCTTCGGCCGCCAGGTCACCCGGATTGCGTTGGTCTTCCGAGGACGTGGTCTTGTGGTCGATGGCGAGCACGATGTCATCCGGCACCTGATCGATAATGTCTGTCAGGCGCATGAACCCACCCGAGGCCTGGCGGAGCGTGCGCAGCGTCGACCACGGGGTGTTCCAAATCTGGTAGTCGGTGCCCGGCACCGTCCTCGACGTCTTCCAATCATGAATAGCGACGAACTCGCCCGAGGCGCACCGCCGCACAGACAACTCGAGTGCCTTAAACCCGGCACGCAACGAGGCAGTGAGGCCTGCCTGCGTGAACTCCGGGAATTCGGTCCCACCCATCCGATGACTGATGTAGAACGGGCGCCGCGACAGGAATGCCGTCACCACGTCTTCGCCTGCAGGAATCACCGGCGTCGACGGAGCACGCCTCGATAGGCTCACATCCCCACCCGCGCGCCGACGCACTCGCACGACGCCAGCCCTGTCCCCTCCTGCGCGCCGGCGCTCGTAAACGACGAGGTCAGGCATGCGCGATCACCTGCACCGCAAGGCCATTGCTCCCCTGCGCGTTCGGGTAGGTGACGACCATGTCCGCCGGCTGAGAGCCCGTGCGACGCGCCAACGTCACTGTCTGGTAGTTGAGACCTTCCTGCGACGCGAAGGCGAGCTTTTCCCAGCCCGCAGAGACAGTCACCTGCTCCGAGGACTCAACTGCACTCGTCCGCTCGAATGCGAAGCCCAGCACGACGCCGGCACCCGCGAGCGCGGGAGCCGTGCAGGTCGTCGTCTCGGTCGGCGGGGCCTGGCGCTTCTTGACGTCGCCAGCCTTGATCGTGGAGGCTCCTCGGATCGAGGCGGCAGCCCAGCCGATCTCCGCATTCTGGCTCATCGTCAGCGTGACAGTAGGCGCCCACGGGCCGGTGATGACGACGGCGCGCATCGTGCCGACCCAGTACGGGGCGACAATCTGGTCCCAGCCCTGCGGCACGGTCAGGTTCGCCGGCGTGCCCTGGGCCTTCTCGTTCAGGCCGATCACGATCTTATCTCCGGCCTTGCCATCAACCTTGATCGTCACGGTCTGGCCGACGACCTGACCGGCTGCGCTGGCGACGAGCGTCGGGCCAGCTGCGGGGGCAGGCCCGGGAGTCGGGGACGGAGCAGGGGCAGCGCCAGAGACGAGGAAATAAAGCGCCCCATCAGGGAGGGCCTGCGCTTCGGCCTCTGTCGAGCAGACGGTGATGCCGACACGCTTCAGGGCTTCGGTGAGCTCGGCCTTGGTGGCAAGGCCCGTGAGATCACTCGTGTGGGCCACTCCCGCCACGTCAGCCTTGGTGGCCAGGCCCGTCAGTTCGGCCTTGGTCGCCAGGCCCGTGAGATCACTCGTGCGGGCCACGCCCGCCACGTCACTCTTGGTGGCGTAGCCTGCGAGGTCGGCGCGGCTCGGGAGTTCAGCGACCTGCTGGCGTGTGGCGTAGCCTGCGAGGTCGGCGCGTGTGGCCAGGGGCGCCAGATCGGTGCGCTTGGCGTATTCGCCGAGGTCGACCTTTCCACCGGCGGAGGCTCGGGCGAGCTCTTCCTTGGTTGCGAGTGGTTCGATGGCCTTCGCGATCGCTTTGTCTGTGCCTTGCTTCGTGTAGAGCTTTGGCTTTGCCATGGTTAGCCTCCGATTGTGATTGTGTCCCCGTCGTCAGAGACGACGCCGCTGATGGTTGCTGTGTCTCCGTCACTGTCGACGTGCACGTCTGGCGTGCCAGTCTGAGGTGCCGGGGTGGGCGTCGCCTCACCGGAGAACACACTGGCGAGCGTGTAGGCCATTCCGGGATTCAGCGTGACTGTCGCTTCTCGTAGTGTCCGGCCGGGGACGCTGAGGCGCAGGTGGACCTGCGTCGGTGCCGTGAGATCGAGGGGCAGCATGATCTGTCCGCGCGGGTTAGCTGCCCGAGAGACGGGGCCGACGGCCATCAGGGACGTGGCCTCCCCCGTCTGCGTCTTCAAGGTCGCCGTGATGTAGGCGAGGGGTTCGGGCGAGCCGTCGAGTCGCGTGACGTTTCCGCTCACGATCGTTCCTCCCATTTGTCTACCTTCTCCTGTAGTCTGTCGAGGCGCTCATGCAGTCTGGCGTGAGCGTCGTGAGCGTGTTCGTCAATGGTGCGCTGCGAAGACTCGCGCGCCGTCCGCTCGTCGTGGAGCTCGGCGGCCATCTTGGAGCCGCGCTCATCGATTCGTCCGACGCGCGCTTGTACGGCGCTGAGGCTCTCGCTGTGCGCGTTGAGCGTTGCTTCCATTCGGGCGCCCTGATCGAGGAGGCCCGTCACCTGCTTGGACAGAGCGCCGATCTGGTCCGACACGACCCAGACAGTCTCAATCGCCTTGTCGAGGTCATCGCGGACATTCGTATCGTGATTGTTCTTGATTTCCGCGTCCGCACTTTTCGCCGCATCACGGGCCTCGGACGCGGTCTCCGAGATGTGCGCGAGCCGCGCGTCGAACAGCCTTCCGACGTACCGCAAGCCCGCGACGACTGCCGCAGCGGCCGCGCCAATGATGGCAACAACCGCCGCGACAATCGCCGTGACGACCTTCGGGTCGGCGATGATGTCAATCACGTGGACGGTCCGGCTTGCCCGTCAGCTCATCTAGGGGCTGCCCGCCCGGAGTCGCGGCGCCCACCCAATCAAGGATGCTCGCACCGTTAATGCGGAGCGCCGACAGCATCGTGTACACCGACCAGGCGACGCCCAGGAACACGCTCATCTGCGTGACCAGCAGACGCCACGTCGCCGGGTACGAGCCGGAGACCCACACGGCCGCAGTCGTGACGAGAGCGACCGCGACGAGGAGCACCACACGGCGGCGGCGCGTCCACCACGGCTTGTCCAGCGCCGCCTGAACCATCGGCCACACAAGGCCGACAATGACCGTCGTGATGAAGGGGTCCGACTGAAGCCCCATCAACAGCTCATCCATCTCATTCCCCCTTCTCCGCGCCCGCGAGCGCCTGGTTGATGGCCGCGTTGGTGACGGCTCCGTAGTATTCGTCAACCTCGACGCCGACCGCGCTTTGCAGCTGGCCGACCACGCGGTCGTGGGCCTCGTCAGACTCTTCACCCCAGATGCCGTCCGGGTCGGCCCCAATGACGGACTGAACGTACTCGACACCGAAGGGGAACTGGCGGCCACCCCAGGAGCTGGCCGCGACCACGGCGTAAATACGCTTAGTCGTATCGGGGCCGATGACATTGTCGGTAGCAGCACCAACTGCGGCCTGCAGGGCCGTGATATCGGTGTATCCCTCTGCGGTGGTCGCACCGCCGTAGTGAGGTCGGATGACAGCGCAGACTGCGGACCAGTCTCGGGTGCGTCGCCATACTCCACCGCCGTTGCTCTGCGAGCCCGCGACGCCAGACGACGTGTTGAACTCGATGGTCTGCAACCAACTGCCGTAGTTGGCCTCAACAATTCCGACGTGGTCGGCGATACCATCGTCGTCCCAGTCGAAGCAGACCAGGTCTCCGGGTGCGGCCTGTGTCATCGGTGAGACGAGCTGGCCTTCGCGGGCGGCGGCGTTGATGCCGTAGGGCACGTAGGCAAAGTCACCTCCTGGCAGGACGGAATTCTTCTCCTCGTCCGTTGCACACCACGACGCGCCCATTGCGCAGAAGGGGACGCCGGAGGTGCCGTAGTATGCGCCGTGCTTCTGGGCATACCAGCGGCCATACTTCGACCCTTCCTCGGGGTCGTCCCATCGGGTGTAGCCGATTTCGCCGGCTGCCCAGCCGAGGACATTCTGTGCGGTCATGCTCATCGAGAGGCCTCCGTCTGCTCGTAGGGGATGTAGATCGGGGTGACGACGTCGGGCGGCGTGTCCGTCGCGGGCGTCATCGAGGCCATGAGCTCTTCGATTGTCAGTTCCATATGTCTCTCCTTAGTTGGGTAGACGAAACCCCCCGGACGGGCTTGTCCGAGGGGCAGGTTCAATTGGTGGCTGTCAGTAGCCGAGGGCCATCCACGCGAAGGAATGGCGTTCCTGTGAGGTCACGCCGGGGAGCATCGGCCTGAAGCCGCTCTTGTCGAGCACGTCCACGCAGAACTGTCTGCCGTTCTTGAAATTCCAGCCGGCCGGCCCCGATCCATACAGCGGCGTAATGGACACCGACACACACTCGTGCGGGAACGGGGTACTGAAGTTCACGCGCGGCATGTAGAGATTCCCGAACGCAACCTCGGCGCTGGACACCGCGACTCTGCCGCCCTTGATGAGGCCGGGCTGGACCGTCGGACTCAGGCCCGCTCCCACGGGCATATCACCGACCGCCGAGAGCTCCATCTGCAGATTCGACTCTGCCGCCCATGCGCGACCATCCCACACCCTCACGGCGTTGAGGTCGGTGCGCCACACGTACACCGGCTGCGGGCCTGGTGGCC